TACAGCCGATAATCAATGGCAATGTAGTAACTCAGATAATTGATATTGATACAGAGCAGATGATTGAATCATCAATACCTTTAACCGATGAGAATGATCCTCAAAAGTTAGGCTCTCAGATAAGTTACTTTAGGAGGTATTCTTGCAGCAGTATTTTAGCAATCCAGGCAGAGGATGATGATGCCAATAGTGCAAAGCCTAAACCTCAGCCAATCAAACCTAAATTAGAGATGGGAACAGAGGCATTTGAAAAGGTTGCTGCATACATGGCTAAAGATGGCAAGATTACAGAGGTGCAAAAAAAATACACATTAACAGAAACAATCAAAAAAATATTAATATCTAAATAAACAATTATGAGTGATTTAAAAGTAAGCGGTAAAATAACGTCAATATTAGATGTTGAAAAGGGAACAAGTAAAGCCGGTAAAGATTGGCAAAAACAAAACTTTGTAATCGATACGGGCGAAAAGTTTAATAATATCATTTGCTTTCAAGTATTCGGAGTAGATAAATGTGAGGCATTAACCAAATATAATAAGGTTGGAGATGTTGTTAATGTATCTTTCAATGTATCAAGCCGAGAATTTAATGGTAAATACTACCATAATCTTGATGCCTGGATGGTAAAATTAACCGATGAAAATGTAAATGATTTGGCTATCTCTGAGCCTCCAACAGTAGATGAGAATGGAGTTGCAGATTTGCCATTCTAAAGAAACGTAAGACCTTTAGCTTCGGTGGCTCTGCAATAGCAACCATCTAAGCGAGGCAATTAAAAAACAAAAATTTAACCAAATAAATAAATAATTATGAAAACAACATTATACAATATCGAACAGGAGTATTTAACCTTAATATCAGAGATTGAATCTTTAGATGGCGAATTAACTCCTGAGATTGAGGAGCAATTAACGATCAATAAAGAGCAGTTAGAGAGTAAATCAGTAGCTTATATGCAAGTAATTGCAACAAAAGAGGATTTAAACTCTGCAATAGATATTGAAATAAAGCGATTACAGGCACTTAAAAAGAGAAACAAGGGCTTAGTAGATAATCTCAAAAATCGTTTATTAGAGGCAGTTAATCTATTTGGAGCGTTTGAGATAGGTTTTAACAAATTTGGTACTCGTAAATCATCATCTGTAGCTGTTGAGGATGTTAATTCACTACCAACAGAATATAAAACTGTAAAAGTAACAGAGGCAGCAGATAAAAAGGCAATAAAAGATGCTATTAAGGCCGGTAAAGATGTTCCTGGATGTTCAATAGTTGAGAATCTTAACCTTAAAATTAACTAAGATGAAAGCAAACGAATTAAGGATAGGGAATTTATTTAAAACCGATGAAATTGTATTTGTTTACTCAATTGAGTTTAATGATAAAAAAAGAGAGCATAGGGTTTATGTAGATAATCTAAATAGAAACTATAAAGATGCTCTATTTTTAGATGAAATTAACGCAATACCATTAACAGAGGAATGGTTGGCTAAGTTTGGGGTTAAGTGGATTGATGAAACAGGGTATGGATGGATTGATGGAAACTATCATTTTAAAGCCAAAAAGTTTAAAAACGGGAGGATTGATATTTGGATTAATTCCAATCTTGTAAATAATAGAAAAACAAAATACGTACATCAATTACAAAACTTATATTTTGCTTTAACAGGCGAGGAACTTAAAAATCAATTAAGATGAGCAGAAAGGAATTAGCAGAGTTGCTGAATAGCTACAGAAACAGCGAAAATATTGAATTGGTAAATTATACAGAATTAGGAGAGGGCAACAAATGTATCTCTCTCAGGGCAGAGGGGAGTTTTGGATTCCCTAATGGATCAGAGTGCAGTCACGCTATCGGCTTAGATATGCAAAAAATATCAGTAGCATTTGTATTAAAAACTCAGCAAAAATGAAAGCAAAGGAGAAAGCAAAAGAGTTGTTTGATAAATACGATGATGTAACTGCATTGAATTTAACCTGCGACATACAAACAACAGAACAGGAGATACATAATCACGCCAAACAATGTGCGTTAATAGCAGTTGAGGAGATATTTAATGATCCAATTTACAAAGCATTTAAGATAAAGCCTAAATATTGGCAAGATGTTAAAGATGAATTAGAAAAGTTATGAACAAAAAAGAAAGAGAACTACTCGAAAAACAGTTTATGGATGAAATGGCAACTCCTAAAATGAGAAAAATAGAGGTTGATGATGACCAGGAATGGGAGGATTATGTTAAAAGTTTGGATCGTGCTATGTGGAGGGGTGTTTTTATTGCCTCTCTTGTAATCGGAGTTGGAGTATTAATTGCCTTAATTGTTTACAAATGAGATTAACAGATATCCAAAAAAGAAACCTCTGCCGGAGGTATTGGGAAAACAATGAAACTTATCTAATTGCTAAAAAGAGAAAGGGATTTGAGGGGATGCATGAATCAGATTTTAAGAGAATTACAGACCTTTACAGCTATTATTATCGGCAATTATATCCGGTTACCTGCCTGGAGTGGATGAACAAAGAGGATGATAATTCTACTCTATTTGCTACAATGACTGAGGAGGAGATATTTAATCAATTATGCAAGGTAAAAGGCAATGCACTAAACATTAAGTGGAAAAAATGAGTATGTTTAGAGAAATGATTGAGTTTAATATTCAGATTTTATCCTTTAGATTAGTGTCAAAATACTATGATAGGATAAATTATGAGGCAGTAATATTACTTGATAACCAAGTGTCAACAGTTTACTATCAGGGAATAGAGGGCTTTGATGCTTATTGCTTAAATTAATGAGAATATCAATTAAACCATTATCTGTTAATGAGTGTTTTCAAGGCCGTAGATTCAAAACTAATAAGTATAAAAGTTATGAAAAGGAGTTGTTGTTGAGGTTGCCATTGATAAAATTACCTCCTCCTCCTTATCATTTAATCCTAAAATTTGGATTCAGTAGTAAGTTGGCTGATTGGGATAATCCTGTTAAACCTTTCCAGGATATATTACAAAAGAGGTATAATTTCGATGATCGAGATATATTTAAGGCAACAGTTGAAAAGGAGATTGTAAAAAAGGGAAATGAATTTATTGATTTTAAAATTATAACATCGTAAAAAAATTACGGACTAATAACAGATGAGATTAGAGAAACTTTATTGCAGGGCATTTAACTCATGGAGAGGCAAGGCCGGAGCATTTGCAAAAAATAGAAATTGGGAACTTTTAAAACTATCCAATAAACAAAAATTGAGATACTTTCATAAGTGGGCCGATGCAGCAGGATTTAATCAAGAAATGAAAAATCAAATGATTGAATCCAATTATGTTTAATTAAAAAATTACGGACTGATAACAGTTAATTATTTGTATATTTGTAAATATAAGTAACGTGGAAATTACTAACAATTTTATTAAAAGCCTTTATCAGATGATGCCGTTCCACGTGGCTAATTTGGTGGAGGCGAATTTTAACCAAAAATTAAATAACTATGGATTATAAACAATTTTTAGAAACAAAAACAAAAACACATATTAATAGTGGCTTTGAAATTAATGAAAGTGATTTGAATGATAATTTATTCGACTTTCAAAAACATATCATTAAAATAGCATTAAAAAAGGGCAGATTTGCAATATTTGAGGATTGTGGATTAGGCAAAACAATACAGCAGTTGAGTTGGGCCACTCAAGTATATAAAAAAACAAAGCAGAAAGTTTTGATACTTGCTCCATTAGCTGTAGTTGAGCAAACTAAAGATGAAGCAATAAAGTTTAATATTGATCCTGATTGTTTTGATATTACTAATTATGATCAATTAAAAAATATTGATTGTAGTTTATATTCAGGAGTTGTATTAGATGAGAGCAGTATTTTAAAAGGCAGGGATGGTAAATTAAGCAGATTAATAATAGATAGCTTTAAATCAACTCCTTATAAGTTGGCATGTACTGCTACTCCATCTCCAAATGATCACATGGAATTAGGGCAGCATTCTGAGTTTTTAGGAGCGAGTACCTATTTAGAAATGTTAGCAATGTATTTTGTTCATGATGGAGGAGAAACGTCTAAATGGAGGCTCAGAAAACACGCTCAGGATGATTTTTGGAAATATGTATGTACATGGAGCATATCATTGGATAATCCTAAAACATTAGGATTTAACTCTGATGGATATGAATTGCCGGAAATAGAATATATCGAGCATATTATTCCTGTTGAAAACAATACTCTAACATTATTTGGAGATGTTGCAGTTAGTGCTACAGATTTGCATAAGGATTTAAAAAGGAGTTTTGATAAAAGGATTAAAAAAACTATTCAATTGGTTAATAATTCCAATGATCAATGGATAATATGGACTTTAAAAAATGATGAAGCTACTGAATTAAATAAAGTTTTGGATGATTCTATTAATGTGCAGGGATCAGATAAACCTCAAGTAAAGGCAGATAATTTAAATGGATTTGCAAAAAATAAATTTAGAAACTTAATCACTAAAACATCAATCGCATCATTTGGTATGAATTATCAACAATGCAATAACATGATATTTACATCTTATGATTTTAAATTTGAGGCATTTTATCAAGCTGTTAGGAGGTGTTATAGATTCGGTCAAAAAAACAAAGTTAAGGTACATTTATTAGTGCCTGAGAGCCAGGTTAATGTTAGAAAAACAATATTAGAAAAAGAAAAAAAACATAAAACAATGATCAGAGAGATGAGTAATTACTCTGCAATAACAGATTATAAATTAAATAAATCAAATGTAATGATAACCAAAAAAGAGATTAAAACAGATGACTACCATATTATTAATGGAGATTGTGTACAGGAAACGAAAAGATTAAATGCAGATTGTGCGGATTTAATAGTATTTAGTCCTCCTTTTGCTGAGTTGTATGTATATTCAGACAAGTCAGAGGACATGGGAAATGTATCTAATTATAAGCAATTTGAGCAGCATTTTCAATATTTAATACCGGAACTAAAAAGAACATTAAAAAAAGGCCGGATTTGTGCTGTTCATTGTATGGATTTGCCAATACAAAAAGGAAAGGAGGGCTTTATTGGATTAAGAGATTTTAGCGGAATGTTAATAGATTGGTTTACAAAAGAGGGATTTATTTATCATGCCAAAACTACAATATGGAAAAATCCTGTAACTGAAATGCAAAGAACTAAAGCATTAGGATTATTGCATAAAACAATAAAAAAAGATAGCTGCATGAGTAGAGTTGGCATTCCTGATTATGTTTTATTTTTTAGAAATGGAGATGGTAACGAAACTCCAATAACACATCAAGATACTAACGAAAATAAGCCGAATTATTTACCTGTTGATTTATGGCAAAAATATGCATCCCCTGTATGGATGGATATTGATTATCGTAGAACTTTACAATATAGAAGCGGTAGAGATGGTAATGATGAGAAACATATATGCCCTTTGCAATTAGATACTATTGAAAGGATAATACATTTATATTCTAATGAGGGAGAAACTGTATTATCTCCATTTGGAGGAGTTGGATCAGAGGGATTCCAGGCAATGAAAATGAATAGAAAAAGTATCTCTATTGAGTTAAAAGAGAGTTATTTTGCCATCAATAAAAAAAATCATAGAGATTGTATAGTTGAAAAGAATAGCACATTAACATTATTCTAATGGCACTACAAAAGATAATTAGAGAAAATTATAATAGTATAGTTAAAAGGGGGTTAATATCCCCCAATACTAAGCCGAGAGAGTTTTTAGAAAAACTATATGAGGAGTGTAAAGAGTTTGAAACAGCACTACTAACCGGAACAAAAGCCGAAATTAATGAGGAGTTGGCCGATGTTATTTTAGTATGTTTAAATTTTGCTCAACATTATGATATTGATATTGAAAATGAATTAACCAAAAAAATTAAAAAGAATTATGAAAGAGCAAGAGGTAATACGTGAATGGAATATATTGATAGCACTATTTAGAGCAACAAATGAGCAAACTAATATGCTCACAGGCCAAACTAAAAGAGAAGCAAAACTAATCTTTAAAAGATGGATCAAAGAGGGATATAGACTTGTTAAATTAATCGAAAGAGAAAGTTTTGATGATGATTTGGATGAGGTAACTGAGGTAATTGAGGATTCAGTACATCAACTAAGAACAAAAACATTAGAGTTAATTTAGTATCTTTGGAGTGTGCCATTCGCTTAGCGGCTTATGTTCAACGAGGTTATCAAGTTCCTGCACACTTTTTTTTAATAACTTGATATAAAAACTTGGAAATGAAAAACAACAGCAGAAAAGCCTTTAATTTTTACCTCAGTTATTTTGATGTTTATCAGGAATTATCAGATAAAGATAAATTGATATTCATAGATGCTTTATTAAATAGGCAATTTTATGGAGTAGAGCCAACAGATTTAAAAGGGATGGTTAAGTTTGCCTATATCAGTCAAAAACATAATATAGATGCTCAGGTTGAGGGATTCGAGAACAAAACAAAGACTAAATTAACACACGCTATCAAAGGGGGTAGGCAAGGGGGTAGGCAAGGGGGTTCGATACAAGAGAAAGAGAAAGAGAAAGAGAAAGAACAATACGTTAAAGAAAGTATTAATGAGTTTTGGGATTTATATCATTCAATATCTAATAAACTCAAATCTGATTTACAGCCATCTATTAAGCATTGGGATAAATTAACAGAAACGGAAAAGGAGAAAGCTAAATGCAATATCAAAGCATACATTGATTCTGTAAACGATCCAAAATACATAGTTAAGGCTCGAACATATTTAGCTGATAAGAAATTCAATGATGAGTTTAATCCTCCAATACCTAAAAAAATGACGCAGGAGAGATGGGATACAATGAACGAATCAGAGAGAGTTACATACTTTAAAAACTCTCTAAAAAATGGATAAACAGATACAACAATATTTAGAGGATTATAAAAATGGCAGGATTAAAAAGGGCTTAGATGTTGGCTGCATAGAATTAGATGAGATTATAAGATACAAACAAGGGCAATTTAATATTATAAACGGGATTGATAATGTGGGTAAAACTGCCTGGATGTTATGGTATTTTCTATGCCTATCAAACAAACACAATCTAAGGTGGCAGATTTGGTCAGGAGAAAATAAAGCAGGGCAATTAGTGAGGCAATTAATAGAATTTTATACAGGAGAAAAGGTTGCTGATATGAGAGAGGATAAAATCTATCATTATATGCAGCTAATCGGCCAATGGTTTACCTTTATTGATAACTCTAACATTTATAAATCTAAAGACTTATTCAAAATATTTGCAGATTCTGAGGCTCATGGATGCTTAATTGATCCTTATACGGGATTAAATAGAGGTTATACTCATGCTGATAATTACGATTTTTTAAATGAATCAAGAGATTTTTGCAATAGAACAGGCAAAACATTATACTTAAATACTCATCCAAATACTCCGGGTGCTAATATGACTTTTGGAGATAGGCATGAGCATTCAGGATATAGAATGCCTCCAGGAAAGCAGCAATCAGAGGGAGGGCAGCCATTTGCAAATAGATGTGATGATTTTATTACATTACATAGATTTACAGACCATCCGATATTATGGAAATATACTCAGATTTTTACTCGAAAGGTAAAAGATACGGAAACAGGAGGGAGGATATCATTTAATGATCAGCCGGTAATGATGGAATATAATAATGGATTGGGCTTTGTCTGCAGTGGTGTTAATCCTTTAAATAACAAAATACAAGCAGAAAAAACATCAAATATTGAATTTAATAATAACTTTACATTAACCAAAAAAGATGAACATGATGAAATGCCTTTTTAATCCGATTCCCGGACTAATATTCAGAACCAACAAAGGAAATTACAAGATAGTCAATAGGTGGTTGCCTGATGATACGTTAGATTTTACAAATATTGAAACAGGAGAGGGTAAATCTTGCTCTGTTGAGTATTTCAATGAGATGCAAGAGATAGGAAATATTGAGATTGTTGAATTATAACGAATGGTAATATGAAAAGTAAAACGAACGATATGAACACATTAAGAGAAGATTTAAAAGCACCTTTAGACAAAGTACAAAGATGGTGGATTAGAAGACCGAGTATGTTAATACTAACGGTTATAATAATGCCTGTAGGTGCTTTGAGTGGTATTTGTAGTTTAACAAGGGAATGGTTTGAAGACTGCTGGTAGTGAGAGTATATTTTATATTACGTGTTAGCATTAGCGAAGCGTAGTTTTAATTAATGCTAACGCAATAGTAGAACACGTTTTAATGTGGTTTAAAATTAGTTATAAAATATAGAATTATGAGCAGGAGCAAAGAGGATAGAGCAAAGGCAATCAAATGGTGGGATAAGCTAATTATTGAATCCAGGATAGAATACCATTACAAACATTATCCTGATAGTTTACACAAATTAAGCAATGCAGAGATTGAGATTGTATGGCGGAGAGAAACACAAAAAAAGAAATGATTATACAGTTAGAAATAGAGCAGATGATTGCTGAGTTAAATAGGCATAACAGCGACAAGGCCAAAGATTATATTAATATCCTTAATAGAACGCTGATGGAGATGAGAGAGCAGAATGAGGCTTTAAAAGAGAGCATGATGCTAACCTCACAATCTGAGATTGATGGATTAAACCTGTTAAAAGAGAATGCTGCTTTAAAAGAAAGGATTGAGCAGATGAACAAACTAATAAATAGCTTAAATGAGGCCGAGTAAAACAGCAAAGAATGCCTATAAATTGGCAGTAATATCAATGATTTTAGCAATTATTTCGCTATTAATCAGCATAATATTTTAAATAATGAATAAAGAAATTGTAAAAGAGTTACATAATTACGCTAATGAGGTATGCAATAGGTACTCCAGGACAGATAGGGAGGGTAATTATAACAAAGAATTATTTAAAATTAGCGAAATTATACCAACATCAGACCATACAGCAACAGTAATAATGCAGAAAAATACCGGTAAATTAGCAGCTTTTTTATTTTACTATATTAACAGAGGTGCATCTAAAGGTTGGAAATATTTTATTCCTACAGATAGCCATATTACAGGGTTTAGAGCATTTGAACACTATAAAATGAATGTTGAGAGGTATAATTATAAACATAATTTTTAACTTTGCAACAATTCATAATTTTTTGGTTAAAGTTAGGCGAGAGGCGGAGTGGTTTTAATTGCTCTGCCTTTTGTTTTATATAACTTTTGTAACTTTGTAGCGTATTGATTAATAAGCTAAATTCAATGGAGGATAACAAAACAGCTAAAGGAGGCCGCAGAGAGGGAGCAGGGAGAAAGCCAAAAGAGGATGAGGTTAAAATAAAAAACTTTGCTCTCAATGCAATGGTTGAGGTATTTGGATCAGAGGAGGAAGCATGGCAATCATTAAGCAAACAAGCAAAAGATTCCTTTCCTCATCTTAAATTATTATTTGAGTACAGATATGGCAAACCTAAAGAAAGGATTGAACATTCAGGAGGTGTAAACATTCCAATAACATCCTGGAATGATTCAAAAAAGTAGAGATTACCAAGCATTATACAATACCGATAAGAGGTATATCCTAATAACAGGAGGCAGAGGCTCAGGTAAATCATTTGAGGTAGGTACATTCTTATCATTACTAACATACGAGCCAAAACATAGGATATTATTTACTCGTTATACAATGGCATCCGCAGGAATATCAATTATACCTGAGTTTATGGAGAAAATTGAATTGATGGAGGTTGCTCATCATTTTGACATTAACAAATCAGAGATAACAAATACAGAAACAGGATCAGATATTTTATTCAGAGGTATTAAAACCTCATCCGGTAATCAAACAGCTAACTTAAAATCATTGCAAGGTGTTACAGCATGGGTATTAGATGAGGCTGAGGAGTTAATTGATGAGAATATTTTTGATACTATTGATTTATCAATAAGAAAAAAAGGAATCCAAAACAGAATAATATTAGTAATGAATCCAACAACTAAAGAGCATTGGATTTGGAAACGTTTTTTTAATGGCCATGTAAAATATATTGATGTAGATGGAGAGCAAATTCCTGTATCTAATCATCCGGATATTTGCCACATTCATACAACATACCTAAATAATAGAGAGCATTTATCCGATAGTTATTTAAAGAGATTAGATTTAATTAAACAAAACAATCCAGGAAAGTATAAGCATTTAGTATTAGGAGGATGGCTTGAAAAGGCTGAGGGAGTTATCTTTGAGAATTGGCAAGAGGGTACATTTAATGAATCTCTGCCTTATGTTTATGGAATGGATTTTGGCTATATTACTGATCCAACAACATTAATTAAAGTTGCTAAGGATGGAGATGTTTTGTATTTAAAAGAGGAATTATACAGGCAGGGAATGGATACTAACTCTATTGCATCATTCTTAAATAGAACAGTTGAGAAACATGATTTGATAGTGGCTGATAATGCAGAGCCGAGATTGATAGCAGAGTTGCAGGATAAAGGATTTAATATTATTCCATGTCAAAAAGGAAAGGATAGTATTAAGAACGGAATTGCTAATCTATCAGGAGTTAAGATGGTTGTTGATGGGCAAAACTTAATTAAGGAGTTAAATAATTATTCCTGGAGCAATAAGAGGGCAAATATTCCTAATGATAATTATAACCATCTAATCGATGCGGTTAGATATGCATTTATTGAACTTATGCAGGATAATCAATTTTATTTTGCTTAATTATTTTTAATACTTTTGTAGGATATATCTATTAATATGGGATTACAAAGTTGGGTACAGGGCAAATTAGGACTAACAGCCCAAGATAGACAATCAATTTTTAGACTATTTGGCTCATTTAATGCCAATAAAATAGGGTTATCAGATGATAAATTCATTGAGGAGGGTTATGAAAAGAATGTTGATGTTTACTCTGTTATAAAAAAGATTGTTGATACATCTAAGGCTGTTAAATGGATAGTTGAGGAGCGTACATCTGAGGGATGGGAGGAGTTAAATGATAGCACTATCCATGAATTAATGGCAAATCCTAATCCAACAAAAGGCTATACCTGGAATGATATTGAGGAGATGATGCTCGTTTATCTATTGGCATCAGGTAACTCTTATATGATATCTGAATCATCATTTAACAATAATATGATTGCTGAGGTTGATATATTACCATCTCCTTTTGTTGCTCCATCATCAAACAATAACTTTTTTATGCCGGATATTAAGTATCTATTTGAGTTAGGCACTAATAAAAGAACGTATCAAAGGGATGAGATAGAGCATATAAAGTTTTTTAATCCTGGATATACCTCAGTCGATGATTCATTATTAGGCCTAAGTATTATCCAAGTTGCAAGGGAGGCGGTAATGGTAGGCAATTCAAGATGGGATGCTCATGCTAATCTATTACAAAATAGAGGAGCAGTTGGAATGATAACAGATAAATCCAATAGGCCAATGCTACCGGAGGAGGCGGCTCAAGTGCAACAGGCCTGGAATAGAGATATACAGGGAACGCATAACTCCGGAAAGATTAAGGTAACAAATAAGGATTTAAACTATATCCAAATGGCTATGAGTGCAACAGATTTGCAGTTAGTAGAATCTGATGTAATTACTCTCAGGGCTATGTGTAATGTATTTGGATTAGATAGCAGCCTGTTTAATGATCCTGCCAATAAGACATTTAACAATAGAAAGGAGGCAGAGAAAGCCTTATACACTAATGCTGTTATTCCTTTATCAGAGAAAATAGCAATGGCACATACGCAATACATTGCTCAGAATCATTATCCTAATGGTAATGTGAGGATGAGGCAGGATTTTAGCAATGTTGAGGCATTACAGGCCGATAAAAAAACAGAGGCAGAGAAAGATAAAATAGTTTTAGATGGTGTTAATGTGATAATTGCAATGCCAATAAGCAATGAGGCTAAAGGTATATTATTGAATGAAACTTATCCGGAATTATCTGAGGAGTTTATAAATTCTCTAACTAAAGAAAATAATAACTAATTTTGTAAAATATGTTTCAAACAAAAAATATATCATTAGAAATTAAGGACATTGATACAGCCGGGAGGAGAGTGCAAGTTGCATTATCTAAATTTGGCAATGTTGATAGTGATGGAGATGTGATTACAAGAGGAGCATTTAGCAAATCAATCCAGGAGCGAGGACATGAATCACAATCCAACAGAAAGATTAAGTTTTTACGTTACCACGATTTTGAACATGAGATAGGAGTATGGAAATCATTGGAGGAATCAGCAGATTATTTATTAGGCATTGGAGAGTTGGGCCGATCAACAAAGGGCAATGATGCCTTTTTAGATTATCAAGATGGAATTATTACTGAGCATTCCATTGGATTTATGATGATGCCGGATAAGATTCAAGTTAGAGAGGATGGATTGAGAGAGTTAAATGAGGTGTTTTTAATGGAGGGGAGTGCTGTAACCTTTGGTGCTAACTCTGAAACTCCTGTATTTAATGTATCAGGCAAAGATGCTTACTCTCCTGATATGCTAATCAAGCATTTGGATAGCTTAAATAAGAAAATGGAATCTTGTATTACTGCTTTAAAGAACGGCAAGGGTACAGATGATAGATTATTCACGATTGAGAATCAGTTGAGAGTAATACAAAAAGAATATAATTCACTTATAAATTTAGAGCCGCAAAAGGATGAAACCTCAGCACTCGGTAATGATAAGCCGAATCAAGTTGAGATCGCTGAGGATAAGCGAAAATCATTTTTTACGAACATCTAAATATAATAAGATGACAAAATTTCAATCATTCCTTGAGGTTAAAAACATAAGCCAAGAGGAATTCAATAAAAAAACTGCTGAGGAAATGGCAGGATTGTACAACGAGTACAATGAAAAGGCTCAATCAGATTTGACTGAGGCCATTAGTGCTAAGGCATCAAAAGAGGATATTCAAGCAATTGAAAAGTCTTTAAAAGATAACCAAGCAGAGCAAATGAAAGCATTGAATTCTACTTTAAAAGAGTATGGAGTTGCTATCAAAAAACTATCTACAGAGGAGAAAGTTGCGAAAGCAGGAGAGGTATCGATCTTTAAATCATTAGAGAACAATAGAGAATCTTTAATTGCTATCAAAGAGGGGAACGCTAAATCGGTTTCTTTTAAAGCGGCTGCAGATATGCTTATCTCTACTAACGTAAGCGGTGGTAATGTTCCTGTTGAGCAAAGAATACCAGGAATGAATGCTATTGCATCACGTCAGGTTAGATTGCTTGATATAGTTTCAAGAGGTACAGCAGAATCTAATGTTATTTCTTGGGTTTCTCAAGCTAACAAAGATGGTGCTGCCGGTGGTACTGCTGAGGGTGCTGTTAAGAATCAAATTGATTTTGATTTAGTTGTAGCGTCTGAAACAGTTGTTAAGAGAACAGCATTTATCAAAGTATCTGATGAGATGGTTGATGATATTTCTTTCATGGCTTCTGAAATCAACAATGAGTTGATGAGAGAGTTGTTAAAAGATGTTGAAAACCAAGTATATCAAGGGAACGGAGTTGCTCCTAACATGAATGGTATTAGAACAGTTGCTACAGCGTTTGCAGCAGGATCATTCGCAGGAACAGTTGACAATGCTAACATAGTTGATGTGTTAAGAGTTGCAATGAATCAGGTTAAATTGGCTGATCAAGCAATGCCTAACTATATCTTGATGAATCCATCTGATATTACATCTTTGAAACTTATCAAAGTTGGCTCAACAGATGATAGATACATTGATCAATTACAGTTGGTTGCCGGTATGCTTTCTCTTGATGGTGTTCCAATTATCGAAAGTACTTTAGTATCACAAGATGATTACTTAGTAGGTGCATTTGATTTGGCTACTGTTTATGACAAAGGCTCAGTATCTATTGAGGTAGGTTTAGATGGCGATGACTTTACAAAGAACTTACGTACAGTGAGAGCAGAGTGGAGAGGTGCAACAGTTGTTAAGACTAACGATCGTACTGCTTTCATTGCAGGAGATTTCACTACTGATAAAGCAGCATTAGAAACTCCATAAGAGTAACTATAATTCATAATTAAAGAGGGTGCATATTTGTACCCTCTTTTTTTTTACCTTTGTAGCAAATCATTTAATTATGGCTAAGAAAAAAACTACAAAAAAGGCATTTAAGGAAACTCCTGAGAACAAAGCAGAGAAAGTTATCCAGGAAACAAAGAAAGTACCTTACAATGGATTTGTTTCTATGGGAGGAGCAAGGATCAAGATGAGTGAGGCAAAGGCTCGATTATTAGTTAAAGAGGGAAAGGCTAAATTTGACTAATGGCAACAATAACTCAAACATCAGATTTTATTGGAGAGTACAGAGTTAATAGCAGTTGTTTTGATGCGTTACAATTATACATTGATAAGTATGAGCCTTATTACTTAGTTAGGCTCTTAGGAGCAGACTTAAAGGCTTTATTCGAGGCAGATTTAACTGCTACTACTCCGCAAGTACCTCAAACATCTCCATTCATTGAGATATTTACTCCTTTTGAGATTGATACAAATGATTGCCTTTATATTTCTGAGGGCATTAAACAGATGTTAGTACAGCTAATTTACTTTCATTATACAAGGGAACAAGGCCACAAGAATACTCAATCCGGAACAGTCAATGTTAATGCTGAGAATAGTGTTAAGGCTCTTTCATTTAATGATATTGCAGCCTACAATCAAGGCATTAGCAATTATCAAATAATTCAATGGTACATTTGCGACAATCCTATTGATTCAGCTATCCTGGATGATGATTATAATGGTATTAATTTATATTTTACAAATGGTATCTGATGAGGAATGTAACTCTATTCAATAATGTAGCTGCTGATGTTCAGCAGATAAGTGCTGAGATTAACATGGATCAGCGAACAGAATGGAAAGTTTACATTAATACTACAGGATTAAATGGCAGACCTCAGTTGTATATTGAGGACAATAATTCGCCAAGTAAAAATGAAACTCCGGTAGGAGATTGGAGGCCTATCTGTAATACTTGCTCTGATACTGATTATTTTACTTTGGATGATACAGTAATCACTATTGAGAAAAAAGATTTTAAAGCTAATTGGTTTAGAATTAGAGTTGAGCCTGTTGATAATACAGCAGGAACAATTAGCGTAACATTATCATATAAAACATTCCCTTAGATGACTTGTTATAATTTAGATATTGGTTGTGCTACAATAAATGTTACCTCTGAGGACATCAGAGTTAAGGTATCAGGCAATGATTTATCTAATGGCTATTTAGCTGAGAAAGTTGTAGCAGGAACAAACATAACTGTTACAGAGTTGAATGATGGAGGGGTTGAAACTTTGCAGATTTCAGCAAGTGGAGGTAATACAGATGAGCAAGTAAAAGTATCAGCAAATGATACAACAGCAGGTTATTTAGAGGATAAGATTGTAGGTACTGCTTCAAATATATCTATCACTACTTTGAATGATGGAGGAGATGAGGATAGTAAGATTGATTTAATTAATACTGCTGTTACTCCAGGCAGCTATACAAATACTGATTTAACTGTTGATGCTAATGGTAGAATTACAGCAGCAAGTAACGGAACAGGCGGAACAGTATCAATAGGTAATTATGCTCAAACTGCAAATAGTGCTACAATAAACACAACAGGAGAGCAGTCTATTGTAGGTACAGGAGTTGGCTCTCTTTCTATTCCTGCTAATATTTTTGCAGTTGGAGATTCCTTTCATGGAAAGATGGGAGGTTTAATTAATGCAACAGGAGGCGGTGGTAGGTCTGAAATAACTATAAAAGTAAAAACGGGGACAACTATTTTAGCAAGTACAGGAGTATTTGATTTAGATAATGCTACTAATCAAGGTTGGGAGGTTGAATTGGATTTTACTATTGCAGTAATAGGAGCAGCGGGAACTATTTGCACTAATGGTAATTTCGCCTACACAAAGGATAACAATAGGCAAGTATTCGGTTACATTTTTCAAGATGTTCAAGCAATAGATACAACAGTAAGTAACACTTTAGATATTACTGTTGAATGGAATGTTTTAAATAGTGGGGATGATATTTATTCCGCTAATTTTGTATTATATAAAGTGTATTAAAAATGAATCATCAGGATAAAATAGGTTGTGTATTTGCATGGATTCAAGGCCAAGCATTCTCAACAGGAGTGCTAATATTTACTGAGGATTTACTCAGAGCCTTTTTATTGGGCTTTGTTGGAGGTTTAGGAGGTTTATTTGTTAGATTTATTTGGAAATCCTTTGAGAAATCAGAAAATTAATTCTATTTTTGTAAAAATTATTCTCGGTAATTGTATAAGATTTTAAGATTTGGTATTTTAACCAAATAAATTAAAGCCCTTAATAGCCGAGAACTGTTAAGGGCTTTTTTTATATAAAAGAATAATTATGAATGACGAATTTATTAAATAGTTAAAATAGGATGTATTGAGTTGATCCATAAAAACAACTTATGACTTATATTGAATGGTATTAAATCCTGCTCTGTTCTACTCCAACAACAGGTACTGCATACTCGAAAGAGTTAATTAATACTAAACCAAATAGCCAAAGAGGAAACTCTGAATAAATAAGAAATGGTCGCAGAGGGAATTGTCAATTATAGGTTAAGCCTTTAGGGATGTTCTATTGCAGAGTTACTTATGCAGTATAAAGGAGAGGTTGTATCTAATTGTTAAATTTGTACTTTTGTAAACATGAGAGATATTACTAAAAAAGTTGAGGCAACAATAGGTAAATTAACGAGAACTGTAACAATAGATTTGATTACAGATTTAGGAGATAGTATCTACAGATTAGATACTTGTTGCACTTATTGGCTCAGGCCTTGTAAAACTATTACAATAGATTCTGTTGATTATAAAATTCAATCCTTTGTACAAAATGAATCATTAACTATTAAAGGGGATATCCTGCCAACAGCAGCTACATTTACAATAACTCCTCCCTTTTATAAGCATGGTACTCCAATGGCTACTAATAATGAGTTATTTCATGTTGATAACGATCAGCAGTTGCCATTAGTTTGGCTTTTAGAGATATTAACGCAAACAGTATTCCAAAATGAGGAGAATCCTTTAGATTATTCAAGTGATTTGAGGTTGTTTTTCCTGGATGAATACGATCCTGAGGATGATTTAACCTCTGATATCTATACAGACATTATAAGACCTATGCAGTCAATGGTTGATGAGTTTATAAAAGAGGTTGAAAAGGATGGTAATTATAATGATTTAGATGAATATAAGACTATAAATTGGAGTAAATTCGGTGTTTATACTACTAATAAAGGCTCAACATCAAAGGTTTTAGATGCTTATTTATCAGGAATAGAGGTTAAAATTACCTTAGATATAATGAAAATTGAAAACTGCGATGATTGTGTATGTTAATTTTTAATACCTTTGTACAAATTAATTATTAAAAACAAAAAAATATTTTAGCTATGGCTTGTAAATGTGACGTAGGATTGTCGAATACAGGAACAGCGTGTACTCCATTACAGGCAGTTGCTCGACAATACGTATTAACTCCGAAATTTAAAGCGGATGGTACTTTAAACAAATTAGATTTAACCTCAACATTGGATGCTGCTTTTTGGGCATCTCAAGTAAATGCAGTTGCTGAGGAGAGATGGTACCCATTACCAAGAGTACAGAATGTTGCTGATGAGAAAGCGGATAACATTGTTCAATCATTTAATGATGGCTCAACAGCATTTATAGCTGAGGGAGCGAGAACAGTAGTTGGATTCTTACCAGGACAGGCTCCTCATTTAGTAGGTCAAATCAATGACGCAAGATGTTCAGAGATTGCAATGTATGTTATTGATAAAGATGGTAATCTAATCGGTAAGCAAATTGAAGCAGGGTTTTTGCACCCGATATGCTTAGAGGATGATACTATTACAGCGACTTATGTAAAGAATGATGCGAGTGCTACAGTTAGCGGAGTAAACATTGCTTTCACTTGGTCACTTGATGAGAAAGATGAGAATATGACAATGGTAACTGCTGATGAGATGACTGATGGAGTTGCAGGAATCAAAGGATTATTAGATATAACATCTGCTTATGCTAACATTGCTTTAAATCAATTTGATGTAACGTTAACAGTAACGGGTTATGGAACTCCACTTGGGCCACAACTTGTTAAGGGATTAATTGATACTGATTTTGCTCTATTTAACATTGATGATTCTTTAGCTGTTGCAGTTGCATCATCAACAGAATCTACAGCAGGAGGTACTTATACAATTACTTATGCTCCTCAGGATACTACAGAGGTGTTAAGATTAACTCCAACTAAAAACGGATATAATTTTAGTGCAGTTGTAACAAATACTATTACTCTACCATAAATTGAGTAATCAAAAATCAATAACTTTTGGAACAACAGTCGTTAGTTTAGCGGCTGTTGTTACCATGAGTGAACAAGAGTTTAAATCCATGTTTCGAGGTTTATTAACTACCGATATAAACGAGGCATGGAAAGAGGTAAAAAAGCATCAGCCAAAAGTTGCTAAATCTCAGCAAAAAAGAGGCAAAAGAAAATCCAATAAAGAGGATTAATGGCCTTTGAGGCTATCAGACAATTAACAGATCGGGTTTCTAAATTAGATGAGGGGATTATCCTTAATCGATTTGTTGAGTTGCCTATTGTACAAAAATTTATTTTAGACCTTAACCGAGTGGATCAGCTATTTAACAAAGGAGTTGATTCTAAAAATAGGGCATTAGGTGTTTATGCTCCATCTACAATTAACAGTAAACAGGAGAGGGGTGTTCCTGTTCCAAGTGATTTCCATATTACCCTATTCGATACGGGGGAATTTTATAGTACCTTTGTAATAATTCCTGGAAAGGATTTTTTTGAGATAGATGCCAATCCAATTAGAGAGGGCGATAATCTATTTGATGATTTTGGAGAGGATATTTTAGGGTTAAATGATGAAAATTTACAGATACTTATCGACTTTTTTAAGGAAACTGTTGTACTCCGAGTTAAAGAACAACTCCGATTGTTATAATACAATCCAGGAGTTACCTTTAATAAATTGGTGGAGATTTAATGAAACGAAAGATGTAAAATACTTTCTTAAAAAATATTCTGATAATGTATCTGTTGGTAAATTGCTCCAATTAGAGGGTTTATATTCTAAATTAATGGATGAATTTACTGCTGAATTTGGTATTAATGAGCATTTATTATTAGTTTTAGAGAAGCAGATTGATATTGCAAAGTTAAAAGCGGATTTCATGTTGGGAGAGGCAGCGAATATTACATTGATTGAGGTTGCTGAGTTGGAATTAACTGCATTAGTTAGAGGAGTTAATGGTATGGGATTTCACGAGGTTAAAGCAATATTAGAGAAACAGATGGGATTCAGGATTGATCCTTATGTTACAACAGTAATGGAGTATTATTCATATATTAAGTTGATCGATGGCAAAAAAGATTAAAAGTAGTGACATATTTCAAGGGGATGTATTTGCCACAACAAAAGAGGGAGCAGAGCAATTAAACGAGGAATTAAAAACCTTAATATCCGGATTCTCTAAATTAGGTAAGTCAATTAAAGATGATTTACCAAAAGGAGAAATTAAAACTTTCCAACAGATAAAAGAGGCATCAGAAAGTGTTACTAAACTTGATGCAGCATATCAAGGATTTACAAAAACAGAACAGGAAAGATTAAAAGTAGAGAAAGCATTATTGCAGATAGAGCAGCAACAAGCAAAAGTTGAGCAGCAGAATATTAAAAATATTGCTGAGGAGGAGAAAGTAAAACAGCAGAATATTAAAACTAATATTTTACTTACCAAAGAGAAAGAAAGACAGGCAAAGATAGCAGCAAAAGAGGAGAAAGCAGCTAAGGCATTAAATAGTGAATATAAAAAGCAATCCAAAAGATTAAACGAGTTAAGAGGAGATTACAAAGATTTAGTATTAACTCAGGGCAAGAGTGCTGATGGTGCTAAGGAGTTATTAGATGAGATTAGGGAACTTGATGACGCATTAAAGGATGTTGATGCTGAGGTTGGTCAATTTCAGAGGAATGTAGGAAACTATCCAAAGGTAACAGAGAATGCAAAAAGAGGAATTGGATCATTATCAGGCTTTTTATTAGGGGTGTTTACAGCATCATTACAAAAATCAAGAGATGAGGCTCGAACATACGGAGAAACTCTTGAAAAGGTAGGTAATTCAGTTGCTACAATATCAATAGCAGTAATTCAATTTGCTACAAAAATTGCTTTACCGGCAATAGGATTATTTATTAATAAAACTCAAAATCTATTTATTAATTTACAAACTAAAATTAAAGAAACACAAAAAGAATTATTGGAGTTTGTTCCCGAGCAATTTAGAACAGATAAGATTGCCGAAAAAATTGCATCATTAACAGGAGAGATTGATACATTAAACAAAACTCAATCAGAAAATAATGAAAACATTGAAAAGTATTCTAAATTAATAGATGAGGCTCAGAATCCTTTTGATGGTTTAATTGATAGAGTTAATGAATCTAACTCTACTTTAGGAGAGCAATTAGAGTTGGAGGATAGATTGATTGATACGACTGCTAAATTATCATTAAAAATAAATAATCTAACTACTCAAGAGGAATTATTGCAAAGCATAGCAGATGATTCAACTAAATCATTTGCAGAAAGAGAACAAGCTATAAGAGATGTAATTGATACTCAGGCAGAGAGAGGAGCGTTAGAGTTGCAGTTGGCAGAGCGAGAGTTTGAGGTTGCAAGATTAGGTATAAAAAATGATTTCATTAGGAGAGGACAATTAGAGAAATTTCAAGCATTAGAGGAACAAGGAGCAATAAAATCATTAAAATTCCTGGAGGATAAAGAATTAGCCGATATAATTGGATTAGAAAACCTTGAGAAACTCACAACAGCAACAAATAACTTAGCATCGGCAGAGGGATTGATTGAGGTTGCAACAGCCGATGCCAATAAAACAATAGCAGAATTAAAACAAGACAGGCTCGAAAAGGATTTAGATATATTAATTGATGGTTTTGATAATCAGAAAACAATTAACGAGCGGATAATTGCTAATGAAAAGAAAACTTTTGATGAGAGAGGAAAGTTATTAACAGAAACTGCAAAATTAGGAGATGAAACTTTTGCCAAGCAAGTTGAAACCATTCAACAGTTTACAGATGCTCAGATTGATTCTAACGACTTATTAAACGAATCTGATGCAGTTGCTTTAAATAATAAAATTAGAGCATTAGGATTATCAGAAATAATTGAGGGCAGATTATTGGAGATAATAAGAGAAAGGAGAATTGTTGTTGAGGATTTAAACGAGGCAGAAACAGACTTAAATAACGCAAGGCTTGAATCTACTCAGGCAATAGCAGAATCAGAACAAGCAACAGAACAAGATACATCTGATCTTAAAACTGAATTATTAGAAAGAGAATTAGAAAATGATGAGTTAAAATTAAGAGAAAGAAAAAGGATTGTTAATGAGATTTATGATAATGAAAAAGAGGCATTAGAGGATCAGGCAAAATTTGACAAAGAACAGGCTGTATTAACAATTAATGATTCGGAGGAGTTGGCAGCTAAATTAAAAGAGATTGAATCAAAAAAGAATAATGATATAATTAGACTTGAGAAAGAGGCACAGGATGAGATTACTGATATTACTATTGCAGCACAAAATGAAAGATTTGAGAAAGGTCTTGCAAGTGCTGAAAAATTAATTGATTTAACATCTGATGCATTTGAGGAGGGAGTTGAGAAAGAGGAGAAAGAGCAGGAGGAGGCAATTAAAAGGAGAGAGGAATCTGTTGCATTACAACAAAGCAGAGCAGAACAAGGATTAGAGAATACTTTAGCCTTTGAAAAGGAGCAATTAGCAAAGGCCGAATTAGAGAGAGCCAGGACAGCAGAGAAACGAGCCAAACAAGAGGAGGCATTGGCATTGGCTCAGGCCTTTTTAAATGCATTTGCAGCCCGTTCAAAAGATGATCCTGATACAGCAGCAGCGAAAGCATTAACAGATGTTATATTAGCCAAAGCATTATCAGAAACAGTTGCAGGAGCATTTGCAGAGGGGGTTGAGGATTTTCAGGGCAAAGGAACAGGAACGAGTGATAGCAATCTCATTAGATTCTCACATGGGGAATCTGTTGTAACAGCTAAAGGCACAAAGGATAATCAAGGGTTAGTTACAGCAATGAATAATGGAGAGGTTGGCTCATGGTTTGCAAATAATATGATGTTATCTCCATTGAGTAGTGAAAAAAATTATGATAGTTTTGGAATATTGGCACAAAAAATTGAGAGCATTGAGAAAGCCATTAAAAACAGGCCGACAAGCCAAACGAATCTCGACAATATGGGTAATGTCATGCAGTCAACTTACAGGAACGGGATTAAGAACACTGTTAAATACATAAATAAACCTGGAGTAATCTAATGGAATTAACATCTACATTTAGAATTAGCGGCTCAGATACTATTGATGGAGAATTGGTTGTACCTTTAAATTGGCAGAATGCGTTTGTTAATTTATCCTTTGATAAGGATTCAGTAATTGCCAAAAGTAAGGGAGTTGTATCTACTACAGAATGGGAATGGATCAGTAAAACAGCTAAATTCCTTTCCAATTATCAAAAGGATGGTTTAACGGGAGGATTTGGTGTTTTAGTTGGCATTCCTTTCCAATGGGAATTAACAGATGACAATGAGAGGCAAATAATATTTAATGGTTATTTAGATTTAAGTAATGCTATTTTTGAATGCGATAAAGTAACTGCACCATCAAGAGAAAATAAGCAAATTGACGATCTTAATAGCAAGGTAGATTCATTTACTTATGAATATCTATTATCATTAGGCCGGTTAACTCCATCAGATTATACTTATGTACCTTATGCCAAGTTACCTGTTCAAAATTTAGCATTAGAGTTAGTTATATCAATAATTCAGTTAACAATATTAATCATTGAATTAGTACAGGCTATTGCAACATTAGTAAAACATATACAGGCGTTAATTGTATTCTCATGGGCTGATTTATTAAAGGCAATCATTCATCAAATTTACTGCTTATTTTTAATGACAGCAGTATCTCAAGCAATTAACAACATCATTAAATTAATAATTCAGCCAATAAAGTATCATGCAGGAATGACTGAGTTGAGATTAATGCAAGTAGGTGCTGAGTATTTAGGTTATGAATTTACCTCATCTATCCTGGAGGATCAATTTCCTAATGCTGTAATTATTCCCGAAAAGTGGAATTTACCTGCCAATCCTGATGATGAATTAATAACAGGATTTACAGAGGTTAATCAAATGATTAATTCAATTACATCAGGATCAAATCATACTAATCAACAAGGTTATTTTAACGGCACTTTTGGAGATGTTATAAGGTTGCTAAAAATAAAATACAATGCAAAAGTTATTATTGAGGATAGTACAACAGGAGGATTACCTTTACTTAGATTTGAGAGAGAGGATTATATTGCCGCTTCATCAGCACTTTATGAGATTCCTGCAATAGATAACAATGATAAATTTACTTTAAATGCTGATGAATTTAAGGCTAATTATTTAATAGAATATCAATTAGATTCTGCAAATAAAGCCGGATATTTAGATTATGGAGGCACTATCTTTCAAGCTACAGCATCAGTAAATAATTTTGATGATAAAGGTTTAGTATTAATGACAGGGTTAGAAAGTAAATCTATCGGATTGGCAAAAGGCTCAAGAAAAAATACATTAACGACAGTAGAAACTGTTATAACTCCATTACTTGATACGATCGATACTATTGTTGGGGATTTAGTATTTGGATGGAATGAAACGATGTTAGATATTTGGTTTGGTGCTGTTGGAATTATTAATACTTTAAATGATATTATTAATTTTCTAAACAATCTTCCTGGCTCAGGATTGACAATTACTCCAATTGATACTAATATCGTCGGTAGTTTGGATTCAATGCCTTTTATTCCTTTACCTCCTGCATTAGGAGGAGATAGAACAGGAGTAATGCAAGTTGAGAATGATTTTTTGAACATACCTCACAATGTAATTTTAACAGAATCAGCAGATGCAGTTGTTACATCTCCATTAACTTTTGATTTGGCGAATTTTCCTGCTAATGGTCAATTAGTTGATTTAACTCCATATTTTAGCAGCCAATCAACAGCAGGAGATTTCTTAGTAAATAAATTAGTTGAAAATCACAGTTTTGAGATAGGTGCAAAAAATTTATTTAAAAAATTCCATTACATTAATTCATTTGTACCGACAGATGTTGCCGATACTGATGATAATCCATTAACTCCTCAGTTGCATAATCAATGGAAATTATACGAATTTGAGAATGTTCCTTTTTGCATGGAAGATTATCTCAAGGTAAAAAGTAATAATAATATTATCTTTGCTGATAAAGTTGGCAGAATTGAATCTTTAGAATGGGATGTTTACAATCAAACAGCTAAAATATCATTTCGCATCAATGAATTATGGACAAACAACTTAGAAATAAATTACAATGAGCCAATCGGTAGATAATATTCAGCAGCAAGTAAAAGAGTTTACAAATAAAGTTAATGAATCTTTAGAGATGGCGAGAACTTTGATTGATCAGAGGATGGCAGATTTTAAAGGAGATGTTCCTGAGGATATTCAAGAGAAAATAAAAGATTTTAAGGCTAAAATGAGGGAGCATGGGAATAATACTTGATTCGATTAATTTTAGTAATGAATTTGAGCCAACAGATACAACTTGGTTACTTGCTAATATTGGCGAAAAGATTACAGCTACAATAGACTTTACAGTAAGGGCTGATGCTATTCCTAATGGATCAACTACAACAATATTATGCAATCCTCCAGGCAATCCAACAGCAGATTATGTTCAATCAATAGGCTTTGCAGGATTCCAGGATTTTAATTTAGGAGATGAGATTGCAATAGATGATACTTTCTCAGGCGGTGGTAACTCAGGCTCATATACAATTATTGAAAAAATATCTGCATCAATAATCAGAGTTGATTCTAATCTAAATAATGCGATAATTGATTCTACTAATGATTCTATTACGCTAATAACTCCAATGGAGGCAATTAGATATAATTGGAATCTGATCGGCAACAGCGAAAATCCAACATTTAACTCTAAAATTGATGGAACAAATCAAGAATTAACTGTTAATAATTATCCAATAGGCTCTACTCCTGTAACAGCAATGAATTTCTTTGGGGATTTATCCTATCAAATCGGGAGTGCTACAATAACGAGATTAGCGACAGGAACAGTAACAGGCCAACAGCAATTCAGAATAATACATGAATTTTTTATTACTCCTTTCTTTTTATCGGCTCAATATACAGATTTGCAGAATGGTATTGCTCCGAGTTATTTTCAGAATTTAGGCAATAGCTTAAAATTTATTTTTAGAATTGAGGCAGGAGAGGATTTGAGCAATCCTAATTCATTCCAATTTACAGAAACATTGGATGTAATTGGTAACTCCGGATGGTTTAATGAAAATTTCGATAGCGGATTTACAGATTATTCAGTTAAATCAATCAGCTATGAGGATGATATATCGACTGCTACAGTACCTGGAATCCAATTATCTGCTGATAAAACAAGGGTTAAGATTGTTATTGAGAATACTATTAGCTCTCCCTTTCTTAATAATAATACTGATTTTACTGCTAATTTTGCTTATTTACCTGAGTTTCAAACGGAGTATCAACAGAATGGCAAAACAGTAATTGAAAACTTTTACTTTGATAGAGGGCTGCAAACTGTTGGTAGTGCTGCAATAGCAGGAGATAATTTCGGTACAGATGAGCAAGTATTTGAAACGATAGAGGCAACATTTACAAGTACCTCAGAGATTGAGGTTGAATTGTTAGTAAGTTTATCTCCTGCAATGATTACAGACATTGAGGCAAGAGGTCGCAAAGCATTTGCCATTTGGATAACTACACAAAATCATTTATTAGCAACAGCAGATGCAGATAAGGTTGCATTATTGGCAGATGTTGAGGTATTTTATCAAGATACTACAGATGCAGGGTTATTAACATGGGCAAATCCTGTATTTTTAAAGCATTACGAAACTGATCCAATTACTGAGGGTGCTGATACTATCAACGGGAGGATTGAGGATGATATATTGAGATATGATCAATTTTATATCGATAGAGGAGGCCGAGAGGATAATACAATTAACATCCAACAAACAAGGCAGTTTTTAATTGCAAAGAATAGTGTTACAGGAGATGAATTTATACTTGAGCAATTCTTTCAAAATTGGAATAATACTACTCTTGTAAACGATGGAACGCCATCAGGGCAATATACTACTCAATTTATAAACTTTGTACAGGATAGGGTGTTTAAAATGCCTACAAATGATGAAAGAAAGCAGATAAAAGTTACCAGGAGGAGTGATTTAGATACTACAGATTTTAGATATTATGAGATGTACTATCCTTTTATGATGAGGTGGGAGGATTGGATTGCTTTATTAACGGCAAATACTAACTTTTTTGATGCCTCTTTACCTCAAAATGGATTAAATCAGCTATGGAATAGGTATTCTACATTTGCTGATTGGGATATTTACTACAGAAACCAAGTAATATTAAACCAACTTGATAATGTTACTAATATCAACAGCCAATTAACCTATTCTCAGGATAAAATTATCGATTCTTTTACTTATTTAGAAAGTACAGATTGGATTAATGAGGATATTTCATCATTTACATTAACAGGCTCTCCATTGATTAGCGGAGGAACAGAGTTTATACAAGGCTTTGAAGATACTAAAATCATCGCCTCTAAAGAATGGGCAGGAGCAGGAGCAAAGCCTGATAATGCTACAGAGGTTGTATGGGTTATGCGGATTGAGGTTTATGAGCAAGGCAGCATAACCGATATTAGATTTATATCCTCTGTATATGATTGGTTGCAGTTTAGTTGGTTTAAATCAACAGATTTGAGTAATAAATTGGTACTCTCAGAAACGGGAGGAGTATTCAAAGCAGAGGCATTAATCGATTATACATTAATACCGGCAGGAACACAATTTAGGGTATCTGCCAGGATATACGACAAACGAACAGCAGCACCATCAGGCAAGTTAATGGAGGATGGTACTCAGAAACTAATGCAAGATGGAACATTCAAGCAACTTGATCCTTAAAATTTAATACCTTTGTAGACATGGCAGGAAAAATTACAGATTACCCAACAACAACATCTTTAATTGATGAGGATTTATTTGATTTATCGAAATACGATGGAGTAAGTGCATACGCTACTAACGCTATTAAATGGGAGGATATATTAAAAGAGATTCAAATTGATTTAACTTTTAACAATATTTACAACAATAATGGCACTATTGGAACAGGCCGAACAGCAACATTAACTGATTCATTATCTTTTGTTAGCGGTCAAGTTATAGCAGCAGCATCAGCAACAGGATATGCCTCGTTAAACATTCCATCAGGAGTTGATCCAACTGTTCCTGTTGATGGGGATTTATGGTTTAATGGTACGGAGTTATATTTTAGAGATGGTGCAACAAATGTAGATTTATTATCAGGCGGTGGTATCTATGGCGGTTCGGGTTCTGTTCTCACAAATACAACAGCAGCACTAACAACTAACAACTTTGCTTTCTCAACAACAGCAGAGCCATTTATGTTTATGATAAATGGAACTACTAACCAAGTAGGAATTGGCAAAAACCCAACAACAGTAGGCTTTGCTTTAGACGTTGATGGAACGATAGGTTTTAATGGAGTTGTTAAACCACACACTAACGCAACAGGAGAAAAGTTTGTTGCTTGGGATAATGGAGCGTTTGGAGTTTTCGGTTTAGGTGTAAGTCTTGGAAGATTGGCGACAGAAATATACACACCGACTAATACGGGTAATATAACCTTTGGAAAGGGGAATGAAGCGGCTTTTACAGAATATGCAAGATTTAATACAAGCGGAAATTTAGGAATAGGCACAACTACTCCAACAGATAAATTACAAGTAGTAGGAACAGTAGACGCAACAAGATACAAAGTTGGCGGATTAGCTGGAGCAAATTTTAGCGGAGCAGTAACAAATATCACAGTAGTTGATGGATTAGTAACAGCAGTATCATAAAAATAAAAAGAAAATGTCACATTTAACAGCAGAACAAGCAACAGAATTAGTTGATGGAGGTAATTGCCTTTTACGATTAACAGATGAGGTTTATCAATTTCATAAATTTAGTGGCCGATTAGATGGCGATTATTATGAATGTACTACTCCTACAGAGGTTGATTTAGAATTAACTCCTGAAAGTACAGAGGAGGAGTGCAAAGATGCTTTTATTGATTGGTTTGTCAATCATCAAGATTATAAAGGGGTTGCTCCTGTTAATGAGGATTCAAACGTATGGTAAAAATATAATTAACTTAACCAAAAAAAAAGATGGAAAATTTAAAAAAGAATATTGAAAAGGTTTTTGCACTTGCAAGAATGCAGATGGTAAACGCTAATCCAGGTAATGAGCAGGAGTTAATTGCTCTAATCAATTTAAAAGTTGAATTATTAGCTGAATTAGATAAAGTGCCGCAAGATAAAAAGAAATAAGAAATGGCAGGAGGAGATGTATGTACACAAGTATTCAATGTAATTGCCTCTGCTCCTGTTGAGCCTGTTGATGTATTAAATTTACCTAATTCAACAGTTACAGATTGCTGTTTTTCTTTGCCTGTATTGGCAACATTAGCCGGTACAATAGATGCAGAGAACGATCAATCCTCATTTTTAGTATGCAGGGAGGAGAACATCACTAATATTGATTTATTTTTAGATAAATATGTTAGCGGTACATGGTCAGAGGTTGCTCCATTAACGAATGACACTTATGGCACTAATTACGCATGGCAATTTTATCAATCATTAAATGCTGATGGTACAATTTATAAGAATTATATAGGCTATAAATTAGATTGGCAATCGGTTTTAAATGCCTTTGGTAGTGGCAGCTACAGGATTAGAACAGTTGAAACTCCAATAACAGGCTCAGATATTAGCAATTACTCTAACGAATGGTGTTTAAAGATTTACTCAGCAGAGAGAGCCGATGGTACAGTTAGATTATCCTACATTCAGAACGGTATAATTGGAGATGCCAATGATTTTACTATGCTAAAGGATTATGCTTCTTTAGATTGGTTTAATCAAATGCGGATTCCTGCTTTCTTTGGCCTGGAAACAGCCACATACGAAAGGGA